TCACCAGCATATGGATGACCTTTGGGCCAACAAATGTGGCTGTAGGTATCTTCCTTCACTAATTCAAATTCAAAGTTTTCACCAGGCTGACGTTGATCGTCGATTTCAACTTCGTATCCATGTTGTTGAACAATAGGAAGAAGTTTGTCAAGTAAGTTTACATAGGAACGACCACCGATATCACAGAATGACATTTTGCCATCCCATCTACCTAGTTTATAAGCAGGTGTATGTCGTGCGTATGGAAGTATAAATTCTAATGCCTGTACCATCTTGCGACGGCAGACTACGTCTAAATCAGTAAATCGAATGTTTACTTCATCGAGTATTTGTAAGGTTGTTGTTGCCATTTCTTATATACTCAGTAATGCAGACATTGTTATTTTATTTGTAGGTATGGGAAATGTTATTCCAGGTGCATCAATATCCCACCATTTTTGCTCTCCACAAAAGTGTAATTGATTTTCACCTTGGCCGTGCCAAGCCCATACTTTATTACCTGTCATCAGATCAAATCCATGTAACGCAGATAGAGTTTCTTTTTTGCTAGATCTCCTAGGAGAAGCCCATTCCCATTTATATAATTCGGGATTAAATACCTGTTGATTACTTTTATCACATAATTTCTTTTCAAAATATCGTATTTTATCTTCAAATATTATTAATCTGGCATAATAGATTTCTTCTAAATTATATAATTTAATACTCTCTGATGCATGTCTATTACAATGATCTATAATCATGTTACCTAAAGTTTGTAATCCACTAGCAGTTGTTCTTGAACATTCTATTAGTTCATTTACATTAGGTAATTTTGCTCTATTCCATGTTAGTGGAGTTTTCTCTTTAGTAGATTTAACCTGCCATCCTATCTTTGCTGTATCATCTATAACATCCACAAAATCATATGTATCAAGCTTCTTACCAGATCTTACATATGCCAGGACATTCTCAAAGAATATACCAGGTACTGTATCATCTGACATAGGTAATCTAAGATATTGGGTTATAATTTTAGATATTTGATCTAATTGTTCGGGAGTAGAAAACATTACATGCTCGCATCATCGAGTCCTGCAACTCGTAATTTTATAATATGGCCAGTCATAAAGTTCTTTGCTTCGAAACCCTTACTTATTCCTAAGAACTTATTTCTCAACAAAGCAATTTCATTAACTAGCAACGTGGTATCAACAATGCTTTGCACACCGTCAACATATTTCTCTGCATCTCTAGAACTCAATGTTTTATTGTATGCTTCTAGAAACTTTTTAAATTCAGCAGACCGTTCCTGCTTTAATTTAATATTTAAGTATTCAAGGACTGCTTCTATTTCTTGTAACTGAGCAAATCTCTGTTCAACAAGGCCGGGTAATTCCGCAGCATGTCGTTCTAAAGATTTACCTTTTAGAGATAATTCTAATCTAGCCTGTTCTAATTCTAGCTCATAATAATCTATAAAACCCGTTACATTAGATAGATCAGCAGTGACCTTGTAATACCAGCTACTCACAATTGATGTACCCGCCTAATTGCAATTTCCATTGCTTGAACTAACAATACCGCTCGTTGAGTTCTAGACATCAAGATTCTTTTAATAGCCATAGCTCGTGGAGGGACACCTAGGTCATCCGCTAGAGCCTTATGTATCCTAGTCAGATTTGCAGGCTCTGAAATCCAAATCACGTAGTCGGCACCCACAGTTGTATCTTTCATATTCTCTCTAAACTGCTGGACTTGCGTCATGGATTTCAAAGCATCCTTGCTATTGATTGTTAAAATTAATGCTTCACCGAACTCGGTAGCTGATTGTTTATTCGTCATCATATCCTTCATCTTCATCATCTTCAGTTGCTTCTGATAAGTGGCTTCTTGCTGCTGCGCGAAGTTCCTTATCAAGATCTTCATCCAATAACTCTTCATCCACTAGACTGAATTCATCAAATACTACTACAAGGATATCAGCTACTTCTAACCGTTCCTTTGGTTGAATGTGGGACTTGATGCGAGCCCACAATTCCATAATCAGTTCATGATTTTCGTTAACCATAATTATTCTCCTAAAGCTACTTTTTCTTCTACTGGATCGGCAATAACAACATTTAAGTCATCCTGAGTAAACTCATTCATAATTGCCTTCATACTTTCTTCATCTAAATTCCATGCTTTCTTGTATTGTTTAATCTGTTGACCAGTCTTCTTTGATGTGAATATATAATTATTACCATCCTTCACTAACGCGCCAGATTTTAAGAATAGATCAAACAGTCCGGAAAGTGGATTCATACCCGATTCCCAAGGAATATCAATCTTAATAGATTCGAAAGGCTTAGAGTATCTGGTTTTAACAACCTTGCAGGTTGCACGAATACCCCTGACTTCAGTTACCTTATTACCTTCGTCATCTTCCTTGAGTTTCCATTTCTTCATAGCAACAATAATACTTGAAGCAAACATAAATCCTGATCCACCGGAAATTTTATCATCGGGATCAAACATATCCTGACTTGCATATGTATGGTTTGTTACTACCATGCCAATATTTAAATCACCGAACATATTTACACAATTCGAAACAAAAGCCTTTAATTGCTTTGCTTTACGACCCATGTCACCCTTCATGTCACCTGCCTGAAATTGATTTACTTCAGTTGGTGTTAATAACATACCGATAGAATCAATAATGAATAAGATCTTCGGGCGTTGTTCTCTCGGTAAGTCAAGATGGTTTGCTTTGTAATCGGTTACAAAATCGTGAACAATTTTAGCAACTTCGTCAATCATTGACGCACTAATACGAAGCATCTTTTCTTCGCTTGTATCTACATTTATATTCTTTAGCCACTTTTCATCGAGTGCATTTTCAGTGTCAATCATGACAACAAAAATACCCTGATCCTGTGCAGCCTTAGCAATATTACCAGAAACTACATAAGATTTGCCTGCGCCAGATTCGCCTGCAAATACTGTTACCTTACCCATTGGAACTCCGCGATAGAAGTCTCCGCTGATAAGAAAATTAAGTCCATAAGATCCTGTGCTAATCCATGTGTCTGGATCATTGAATCCTGTCGAAATACCTGTAATGTTTTTTGTTAAGTTTTTACGAAACTTTGAAATGTCAAATGGCTTGGCCATAGGTTCTCCTTAAAGATGTACGGGACGGTATTTAGCCGTCCCGTTGTTAAGATTTACTTATTGCGGTTTCTTAGCATTGCTAAGATTTCTTGCGGAGACTTTCCTGCTGTAGGTGCCGCTGTTGCCGCAACTGTTTCTCTGACTTCAACCTTTGGTGGGTCTGCATCAAATGGAGGATCCATATCTTCTGGATCTTCGCGTACAATCACTGGAACAACTTTCGGTGTAACAACCGGTGCCGGTGCTGCTGGACGAGAGTATGTAGGACGACCTACCTTCTTGCCTTCACCGCCTTCTGCATCGTCAGCTGGTGCTGATTCGAAGCCGAATGGCTTGAAGTGTTGGCTCCAACGTGCTGGATCGTACAATTCGCCATCAAGCGATTCCTGGAACATTTCAAACATAATTGCAAGTTGTTCTGGAGTAGGACGCTTTGGCAAATATGTTGCTAAGTCAACAGGTGGGAATTGTGCAATAGCTGCTTGCATTTCTTCTGTAAGGCTGGATTCTTTTCTAGCCCACTTAGAAGTACCATAATCAGCATATCCGCCCTTGCTTGTCTTTGAAACAATAAAGTCTGTTCCATTGATAAAGTCAACTGGACTATATGCCATATCGGGATCCATTAATGCAGCCTTGATGATTGCAAAAATTTGTGGTCCGATAATAAACTTACGGATTGGATTTTCTGGTGTATCAGTTTCGTTAAGCGGATCTTGCTTCACAAAACCTTGCATGTAATAGGTACGCTTTACCCAATACTTGCGTGCTGTATCTTCTAACGACTTATCCTTCCACCATGGGCGAACTTCATTCAAGATTGGGCAAGTCATCTTGCCGTCCCACATTTCGATACACGGAACTTGGACGATAACTGGCTTGTTTTCGTCTTGTCCTTTGATACCGGGGAAAGGGAGTTTAATGAGTTGACGCTCTGTCCAGAAGAATGTATTATCTTCATTTGCGTCTGGGAGGAATCGTAGTGTGGCTGATGTGCCTTCTGGAATGTTCCAGTGTGCGTAAGTTGTCTTATCGCCACTGAATTGGCCTGCTGGACCCTTGCGGGCATCTAATGCTTGTAATTTCTTACGGATTTCGTCTAATGTTTTTGACATGATTTTGTTTTCCTATGCTTTGGTTAAATTTAAACGCTTTTAATTGAACTACGATCTACTAGGGTCACGTTATGCCCTTTCGCATCTTGCCTGTTAAAGGTCTTCGTATGTAGTTAGTGTACGAAAACCTTGTGTGTTTGTCAAGAACTTCTTACATGAAGTTAAAATCAAATCTATCAAAGTAAGCAGCCAGGTCAACTGATTCTTTGATATCCTTTTTAGCTTCTATAGACTTTTCTTCTACTTTAGCGTTTTCAAGGACTTGTCTAAGAACGGCACGTTCGAAATCATTTACGATGCCTTCTTTACATAATTTTGTTCCAATCTTATTAACGAATCCAGATAGCTCATCATTTTCCATGATACGCAATGCAAATTCATTAAGTTTGAATCCTAAACGAGCATTTTCACTCGCGAACTCAAACATTGGTGTAGTATTTATCGATTCGCGACGTAGCATAACGACATTTCCGGCAGCTTCTTCAATGCGCTTGTGGAAAGTATCCTTCTCTTGAACAAGCTGTTTGATGATAGGAAGTACACCTTCAAACTTTTCATCGAAGCGGCGAATAGTAAAGAGTTCCTTTAATGTGCTTGTATCGTCCTCAGCAAGTGGCTCACGTTCGAATGTTTCTAAACGAGCCTTAGTTGTTTCATAGGTCTTTGAACCTGTTAGTTTCTTTAACTCTGTACGAAGTGTCTGAATATTTTCTTTAACGGTATCAACAATACCGGAACTATCTTCATTGATAAGTTTGTTAGTTGTTACATAACGGTTGAATGACTGAAGTGTTAAAAGTTGTCCGGTGCTTTCGCTAATATATGCTCCAACCTTGTCGCCCATAGTACCACCATGGGCCATATGTTGCGCCATTGCCCTTGCGCCTGGCAGATAGTTGTGTTGGAAACGCATACGTTCGCCATTACATTCTAAGAAGATTGCGCTAATATGACGTGAACGAGCGCCGCGAACATTCTCGTCTACTGGTGTTTTATGACGGACTAAGATTCTAACATTTTCTAATGTCTGCTGTGATGTTTTCATCGAACCAAACATTTTGCTAAAACTTTCTGTGATTGCTTCTTCTACTGCTACTGAATACATAATTTCACCTTTGCGGCCGGGTTGTGCCGTTATTTTGCCGTTCTTTACTAATCTATTCAAAACTGGTTGAACATCACTTAAATCGATTCCCAAATCATCAGCTAACGTATAAGCTGCGGATGATCCAAAATACTTAACTTTATGTAATACCTTTCCCATCAATTGATGATTATAAGGCTGAACGTTATTTTCCATCATAGACTCGCTCTTCTTTATTTTGGCTTGATAAGCATAATCTCTCGGTTGAATAGTTTTACCAAATACCTTAATATCTGTATTCATCTGAAATTCGTCTGCTATTTTGCGTATATTCTTCTGTAGTCCGTCCACAGAACTATCTACATCAACGCCCTTACTAAATTCGATATTACCTTTATCTGTATCAGTAGGTTCGTTTATGGTAACCATAATATTGGGATCAACTATAAAGAATCTACGACCAGTATCTGGATCAGTAGTTTCTGCACCGGCTTCATCGAATATTTTGACCTGTAGGCCATTACCCTTCAAGAGTGCAAATACCTTACCTGCTAAGTCGTCCATTTCTACCATAGCTAAATCCTTGTTTCTCTTATTTATCTTATTTAATCGTTAGATGCATATCGGCATGGGTGATGAGAAATTAGATTCTTCTGCCAGGCCCACCGTACTATTAATTGCGGCCTGAGATTTATCATCCCACGTTGATATATAATCAGTCATTCTGACTGCTAAAATCATCGCCATAATTAAATCATCTGTCTGTCCAATACGTGCTTCAAATGTATTACCTCTCGAAACAAACACCTTAAGTTCTGATAACAGACCACGTGAATTTATTTTCATCTTATTTGATTCAATTAAGAACTTCAATTTAGCGCAAGCTTCGAGTTTTGATTTATTTGTTGTTACAAAACCAGAACGGCGTCCTGTTCTACCTTGTAATCTATTCTTGGGATCGTGCAACATTGTGCCAGGGAAGTTTTCTTCGCCTGTATCTCTAATAACAACCAGTGCTGCTTCACCTAATGAATTGCTTTCTACAGACCAATATAATTCAGGCTTACCAGCATCATATAGTTCTTGTAAAATTTTCTTCATCGTCCTAACTTGTTCTTCAATAGGAGTCTTATTACTGCTCCATTCTGCTACTTGTACCAATGTAGGTAGTTCAATGACTTGTATTGCAGAATTGTCGCCACCTGTGCCCATTGACGGATCAAGTGAAACAACATATGTCATTTGTGGGTGGATATCTGAGTACCAACGAACTTGTCCTGTCTTACGAATTGGTTGAGTTGGTTCTAACTGCGAAAGTTTAACTGGATTGATAAGAGTCTCTTCAAATGTAATGAATTGACATTTATGTTCACGCAAGAATCTATCTTCACCCAATGCAGCAAATTCTGAATCAGCCCATGCTTGATCACGATCTGGATGTGCTTCCCATGTAGATACATATGGACGGAATCCATTTACACCGATAGTAGTTTCGTTTCCGTTAGAATCAACTAACTTGTTGGCGCCGAACCAGATGTCAGCAAATTGGTCTTCATCAGTGTTTGGTGTAGAAGTAATAATACACTTACCACCAGTTGACAATGTAGGTGATAGTGAAGTCCAAAATTCTTTGGCTATATTAGGTTCTACGAATGCAAATTCATCTAAGTAAACAAGTGATAAGGACATACCACGACCAGTATTTTCAGTTGTGGTAGTTGCTACAATACGAGAATTATTATCAAAGTCAATGGAGCGTTTGTTGTAAGATTTTACACCTGCTCGTATATGATCAGGTACAGACTCATATGCATATCGTACTCTATGCATGATTTCCTGGGCACCATCATATTTGTTAGATGCAACAAGAATAGTTGCATCATCATTGAACATCGCAAACCATAATAGATAACCTGCTGCCACAGTAGTCTTGCCCATTTGGCGACTTACCATATTTACAGATTTTCTATATGTGTGATAGGTATGAATTAATTCTATCTGAAATGGGTATAGAGCTAATTTTTGTCTACCCTGCGTAGGATGCTGGATATACATGAAGTTAGTAATGAAGTATTCTGGTCCCGTTACAGGGTCCATACACGCCTTTAATTCATCAATTTGTTCCTTGGTATACGTTACCTTAGTATAGGCACGCTTTACAAGTTTGTCGTCTTGGTAAATTGCCATATTTTAATACTCGTCTCTATCCGGTTCGTTAAAATCTGGTTCAGGTTGTTCAATGTTCTCTCCCTGTTTTTCGAACGCTGGAGACATTAATTTAGAATATATTGCGGGATTTAAAAGTTGTCTAAGAACATTAGGATCAATGATTTGCTGTGCATCACGGATAGAATAAGTTTCATTGTCAATGTAAAAATCTTGTTCCGGACTAAATGAGACTGAACTTACTTCTGGAGTACCGACGCTGGCATATGTGCTGCTTGTATATGTTGGCTCATCTCTGCTATAATTCCAACCGGTAGGAGATTCGTCTTCTTCCCATTCCCAACCTGCCGAAACTACAATATCAAGATCGAATCCGATATCTACTACATTGCCTTCTCTATTCAGGGCTTTGCCGAAAACATTGATGCCACTGTCGTAATCAATGCTGTCGCCATTCACTTCGAAATCTCCATAATAATCCTGTATGGATATATCGGAGATTTGGGCGCTTTCAGTTAACTTTTTTTTTTGGTCACAAGTGCAGTTTCTTTAAGGTAATTTCTGTAACCATAAACAAGTTCTTTATGAACTTCTGCAACCTGCATTTTCTTCTGCTCTGGATTGTCGCCTTGACGAGCACCGGATGGTCCCACTGTTCTTACAACTGGACTATCGGCACCAGTTGGGAAGAAGTCATTACCCGATGCATTTTCAACATCACCATAACCATTGTTTAGATCAAACTCTTCTTCAAATTCATCGTGGCCACCATAATCACCGTAGTCTTCATCGGATCCGTGACCTGCACTTGCAAGAGCATCGGCATCATCGGACATATCGTAGGAACCCTGTGGTTCTCCGTCGCCCATATCACCATCATCCTGGCCGAACATAGACATAATTGCTTCTTCTGCATCTGCAAGATCTTCTACACTTACGCCCTGAGATTGTAATTCACGCATAACAATAGACATTGCTTCTTCTGGCTCAACAAACGAATTTGTTAATTCACCAAAACGCATCATAGCCCATTCACCTGCTCTTGATCCTTCGCCTTCTACCATACTACATTCTTCCTGAGGTTGAGGTGTTCTACCACTATTTTGTGCTAGTGTATCACGATGACTTATTTTATCTTGAGTATCATGGCGCTGGACATCTTGTGGTGTTAGTGGTGCCTGACCTTGTGATTTACGCCATGCTGTAGGAACTTCGTATGTACCGGGACGAGCACCTTCTTCCATTGCTAGAATATCTACTGCTGGTCTTGGATTACTCATCCGAGCATTGTCTACTTGGGCTTCATCGACTGATTCTTCTTTCTTATGCTTCATAGCATTGCTTAATTGTTTTGTGCCGGTATCAGCCTTATTGAATTCTTTGGCTACACTTGTATCCATTCCAGTCTTCTTAGCGAATGCCGGATCATGCGCTGCTGCTGCCATAAACCTTGCTTGCTTTTCAGATGTAGATTTTTCATCTAGTTGTCGACCAACGCCCGGAATAGCTACTACGCCTTCCATGAGGTTAATTAGTTGTCTCATGCTTTTCATTATAGAACTCCTACTTTCATCAAGTTAGGCTTCTTAACGCGACCAAAAAGTCCTAAATCGTCTTTCTTTAAATTCTTTGGATCATTAAAACTGTCATATCCCTTAGGAGGAGCATCAGTAGATGCTGCAGGACTCAATGGATTTATAACAGTAGTAACTGATCGTTCCTTACTAACTTTTTGTAATTCTTGTAAGAAACTCGTATTATACTTCTCACCATAAGGAACTTCTTCTGTTTCCTCATAATCACTACCCAGGCGTGTTTTATATTTCTTCTTAAACTCTGGAGAATTTCTATCCAAATACAAATCTGTTTCAATTTGACGAGGATCATTATCAGAGTATACAGCTAGTTGTTGTGGAGATATTCCCATGTTGTTACATAGGAACGTTCTAAGAAAATCTAGTGATGCTGGATACCCCATTGTAAGATCACAAGTGAATACAGGTGTATTCTTTACATTAGGAAAATCTAGTGGACTTTCTTGAATAGGGGTTTTTCTAAATGCCGATGCTTTTACTAATTCGTATTTCTTTAAGCACGATTCGAGCATATCAATCATCTCGTCGGTCATTTCTTGTACAGCAAACTTTAAGACATAGTTATAGTCTGTCTTTGTTTCTGCAACATAAGATATAAATGATTTCTTTTCTGCCATATAGTGACTCCAGTGTTACGACTATTTATCAGAGTTTTCTGATTTACTGGACACTATATATTTCAGCAGTTCATTTCTATCAAACTCGCCACCGCCAGCATGTCGTTTATCGCCGTTACCTTGTTCTAAGTCAATTTGTTCTGCTCGAACTTTCTTAAGTTGAAGTTCGATCATTTTTAATTTCTTATCAGCTTTTGCATTCTTAGCATCTAATGCAGTCTTCAACATCTGACCGGCAACTTCGTAAATCTTACCTGCGTGCATATCTGGAACATTACCACCAAGAGATATTAGATCATTGAACGTATTCACTGCTTTCCTGGCAATATCATCCATATCAGTATCATGTGCATCTAATCCAACAACGGTAGGCAAGGCAAAATCTACCTTTTCTGCTGTGGTAAGTGCCGAACAAATCTCTCTCGCTTCAATCATAAGCTGTTCTCTAGATTTTGTAGGTAATTCTTCCTCCACCACCGGTTCTTCCGCGGGCGGTAAATTAAAAAAATCTTCCATCTTCTTAGTCATTAAGCTTTCCCTTTAGGGTTATTAAAAATATTACCTTCGTTCATAACCCTGAACGTCATGCCGTGATGCTTCGCAAATGCTTGTGCCGCTGCCCATTTAAAAGTATTCAATGCGACCGCTGCCTTAGCCTGTTGTGACTTTGCTTGTTCTAAGAAAGTCTCCTTGGCTGGCTTTACTTCAATAATCTCTGCTTTCTGATTACCTTTAGCATCCACATAAGTTACTACAAAATCAGGCACATACACTGTATACTTACCAGTAAACGGATTTTGATATGGGATTTTTAAGGATTCGCTTGCCCAATTTGTGATATTTGGGTTGGTATCGAACATAACCATTACTTTATGTTCCCACGAAGAACGAAATATTATAGGATAGGTTCCTACATATTTGTTAGGATTTAACGGTTTATATTGGCCCTGAACATAGGATCTCATTTTAAGACCTTATTTGTTTGGCCTGGAGACTATTCCTATTATCAACACTAGTTACTGTTCCGACCTGATTGCCGGAATCTCTTAGCAAATTAAAGGCTCTATACGCATCTGGTGTTAATGTAGCAAGGCCGTCGATTTCCCAATTGGTTAATAAAGACCCTGTTGATATACCTAATGTGCTGGCCATATCAATTGCCAATCCTGTCATTGTATCGGCATATAACTGAGTTGCTCCACGTGATAAAAAATAGCATTTAGTTGAATTATAGTCAGCAGGTGAATAACTACCTACAACACCTGCGCCTAAAGCTGCCTGCGATATCGAACCAGGTGAAGGAAATACAGTAGTACCCGAAGCATATTTAAATGTATTTGCCGGAGCATCAGTAACGGTTTTAACAGTTCGTTGAGTACCTAAATAGGTAAGCATCTGTGAACTGAAACGTCCTATAGATGAAAGATTTGATGATGCCATTAAGGACCACCTTTAACCCGATTAACATCGCTATACATAGTTGCATTAGTTGGACGAACTACTGCCGTAGAAGCAAATGGTCTAGTTTGTATTGTAGGTGAGGATGGTGCATTGTACGGAGTGGGTGAAATATGTGCCAATCCATTTAACGCACTAGAACTTACCGATCTGACTGCACCTGAAAGTACTGATCCAGTTACATTACCTAAAGCAGCCTGCGTATTCTTTCCGATTCGTTGAAGGATAGGATTATCCGAATTTAGCAACGGGTTATTAGATTCAATGAAATCCATTAATGTTGCATTAAATGCTAAGCCGGGTAATTCTAAAAATTCACCATGTGAAAATTGATCTATTGTAGAATTGTTATTTGATTCACCGCCACCTAACTTCATATTCTGTATTGTATAGTATGCGTACTCGTATTCAAATGTAAAGGTTAATTCTAATGTCTTATCACCCGCGGCATAATTTAATGTATCATGTGTGAAGGCTGATACCCTAGGATTAACCAGAGTGACCTGATTAAATCGGCCACCGTGGACTTGATATATGTCTATTGTCTGAATAAGATTTCTTATATTCTTTACTGTCGGTAAATTAAAACCAAAGTTATGATTATCTAATGTGTCAGTTACAATATTTTGAATTGCACTCTTATCACCGTTTGTATTTGTAGGAGAATTAACACCTGGTGGAGATTGGCCACCAAACAAACTCTTAATACTAGATGGTAAACTAGCTATAGCAGGATTTACTGTAGGTATCAAATTCTTTACTAACTGTTCAACAGACATACTTTTAGCTTTCTGTTGTGATTGTTTTGGATCATTCTTACCAGGCTCATTGCCATCAGCGAAGTAGTATCTATAATACATATCCCAAAACTTCAATGTCTTTCCATCAGCGACATCGTGGAAAACTACCTTTACTGGTTCATAGGCTATTTTAGATTGAGTTATTCTTTTTCTATTATATTGATTCAATGATGCCGTATCAATCTTCATCGATGGCATTTCTATTGTCTTAACCAGTGGCATAATCTGTGCTAAATCAGCCGTGTTGAAATACTGAGAAATGTAGGTCTTTGCAGATCCTACATTATTAAGATTGATATTGATATAATATTCAAACGGAAACCGAGGCTGATTCCTATATAACGATCGAGCGTCTTGATTGAAATTATAGGTAGCGTGACGGGGGTTCTTTTCATAAAAGAACCCCATCCCGGTGAGCGAAGTAAATAGGCTTGAGAAGCTAGGCACTAGCCACCTCCAGAAAGTAGCTATTAAGCGAAGGTTGTACCGCCGCCTGGACTTGCGATATTTGGATATGGATTTCCGCCAACTGTTGTGCCTTGGTTTGTATTTGCACCAGCTTGATTTGTTGCATTATCGAAACGAATCGTTAATGTAACTTCTTGTGGATCACCACTTGCGTAATCACCTTCTCCATATGTTGCTGCATTAATCCAGCAACCATCTAAAACCCACGACTCTAATTCTTCGTTTGTAGTACCATCTAAGGAATGAATTTCCATAGAGAATTTGTAATTAATACCTGCCACTGCACTTGTCTGCTCGAAGTGATTCATTTGCTTCTGAATCTGTGCGCCGACTGACGAGATTACGGAATTGGTAATATCATCACGCAACTTAATTTCGATTGCCTCGAATGTGTGTTTTCCCTGAATCCATGCCACTGAGTTATATGAATCTAGTTTAACTTCTTCATATGTAATCTTTGGTCGTGTGCATGTCATTACATTAGCTGTCATTTCACGCAGACCTGTATTATCACCGAAGCTATACCACATTACTCTGAAACGATACTTTTGTTTAGGGTGCAAGATACCTTGGTTAATACCACCAATCGGTACACCGAATTTTGATAATGTTTTGCCTACTTCTGCCATTTTAATCTCCTGCTGTAAAAGCTAATACTATTTATCAAATCTCCGGAATTTTTTTTCCGGCGTTTGTTCCTGCGAAGTTAGTAATAACATAAGATTCACCTATGTCCACATTACAGATATACGGTATAGAAGCATACCCCTGATAACCCCACTTAGGTCCTAGTGAATTTGCAACAATCCACGAACCTCCGCTTAATTCATCATCATATCCTATAATAGTTATCGCATGACCATTGGTTTGTCTATTATCTCTACCATTTACAGGCTTATATTGCTGTTCACGGAGTTCACCCTTTAATTGCCAAAATAATTTTCCAGTTCTTATTCCAACTATAATAGGTATATCTTTATCTAAATATGCCTTATAGTCAACGGGCAATACTTCGTGATATGAATGTAATCTATAACAGATTGCCTCCTGCATTGCCTGCTGGTGCGGTTCTCTGTCTGCTCGGTTGAGAGAAAATGGCCAATACCTCTCAGGCGGAGCACCGTGTCTTGCCAATGCTTCTAACGCATCTTTCAGTTCAGCACCCTTCATACCTAATCTATTATTTTCTTTTTGTGTCATATAATATAGGAATAATCTTGAAAAATTCATCCTATTTCCTGCGGAAGCCATAATTATTTCGGCGGCAAGCAAGGTGGCGCAGGCCGTGCAACATGCAACATTCTCTTGAGGTTGAAGATAGTTTATGTATTTTCTTAATGAGACTGAAGGCATATCAAAATATTTACCTAAAAAAATACCAGCCGGGGCTGGTATTTTTTTATTTAAGTATAAACTTAAGGTGCTGTTAAGCTTGCGCCTGTGTTCTTAATTCTGATAGGGATGTAAATAAACTCAATTGCCTTAACTGGCTGAATTGCAATATCAATCCAAAGTTCGTTTCTATCAATACGAGCTGGTGTGTTGTTACTTAAATCGCAAACAACCAAGAAGTCATATAAAGCACGCAATGTAATAAGTTCTGATAAGAATCTATTGAATGCATCCAACACTGCCTTACGAGTAATTGTATCATTTGGTTCAAACAAGAACGGTTGTGCAAGGTTGTTCAACTGGTATCGCAAGT